ATGCGATATTAAAACCAAAATTCGTTTGGCCCGGCGAACCAGCAGATATATCAAAACTACTATAATTAAATTCTATACTGTTACCACCAAACAGTCCATCCGTTCCTTGAATACCTTGAGTACCTTGTGTACCAGTAGTTCCTTGCGTACCATCTGTACCTTGAGTACCATCTGTACCTTGTGTTCCTACATTACCTTGTGTTCCTACATTACCTTGTGTTCCTACGTTACCTTGTGTACCATTAGTTCCTTGTGTACCATCCGTACCTTGAGTTCCTACGTTACCTTGAGCACCAGTAGGTCCTATGTTTCCTTGAGAACCTTGTGTACCATTAGTTCCTTGTGTTCCTGTACCAGTAGTACCTTGAGAACCAGTAGAACCATCTGTACCTTGAGTACCACTAGTACCTTGAGAACCAGCTGTACCTTGAGATGCAGCTGTACCAGCTGTACCTTGTGGTCCATCACCACCTTGCGCACCAGTTCCTCCTTGTGCACCAGATGTAACTTGAGAAAGAACCCATGGTTTGGTAGACCCCTCTGCGGGGTTTCCATTAATTAGTTCGTTCTTTCCCATAATAAATAATAAGTGTAAAGTGGAGGAGATTGAGGCTCTCCTCCAAGCCTCTTGCGTTTGAAGTTTAAATTAAGCTAGATTAAATCTAAGCGTTAATTATTACTACACCAGCTGCTGGTTTCGTAATTTTCAAACCGTATCTCATAGACATGTATGAACCGACAATTCCAAATCCGGGATTTGCCTCTTCAACAGTCAATGGTCTTCTTTCTACATAAGCCATAGGCTTTTCTGCTTCATCCCAAACAAGATATCTGTCAGGTGGACACCATGCGTTAACATATACTTGTAATCCGTATATGCTTCCAATGAGTCCTGTTATGGAAGTCTTGTTAACTGGTGTGTCAAGCACATATCTTCCTGCGTTTGACGTTGCAGTTGTAAAGTCTGCCAAGTTTAAGATAGTCTTGTAATGACCGGGTGAAATCATCAAAGCTGATGCGTTGTATCCGTGACCACCGATTAATTCCATAGCATCGGTAATTTTTGCTAAGACAACTGCTCCTGCTGAACCTCCGTCGTCCACATAGTGGGCGGCTTCTAGGATTGCGTCTGATGTATTACCGTATGAGTAGATACGTCCTTCGTTAACTGTACCACCGCTTCCTAAGAAACCACCGTTTGGGGCAGTTGCGAAAGTTGTGATAACAGATTCTGCTGTGTTGTCTTGAATAGAGACGGTACCACCAGTTAGACCGGTTTTTAATGTTGCATCTGCAATTCCGAAAAGTGCATATACAACGTGTTTGGTTACGTGTCTGTCGACAGCTCTGCGAGCTTCGTTCAAAGCCATTTCTACTTCGTTAAATCGTGAGTCTTCAATCATTCTTCGGGTTACACCAATTGCTATACCCCATTCATCAACTGACACTCTCTCGGAGCGTAAGTTAGTGTGTTGGTATTGCGGAGTGTTACCTTCGCTGATTTCTTGCATACCCATTGAGGGTTTTGCGAAAGTGATATCAATATCACCGCCAGTTTCTGTAGTCATAGGTTCACAGAACATTGATAGCGCTGGTAGATTAACTACTTTGTAGTCTTCTATTGCGTCTTTATAATCAATTAATACTCTTTCTCCTACACCACCGTCTACGGCCCCTGTGTTAAGGGACGTAAGTACACCGGCTGCTAAGTTTTCGTTAAGTGCGACCATTGTTTACTCCTTATACCGTTACGATAGGTTTTAGTGCTATTGCTGCTGCGCCGGAAGTACATACTGCGCTTGGTTGTCCAAGTGTAGTGTTTAATGCTAATCTTCCTGCTACTGCGCTCAAGTGAGCACCTTTACCTGTGAGTACGTCTGCTGCACAGTTTGCCTTAAGCAAAACTCCTTTACCAGTGATAACACTGCAAAGTTCTTCTGCTGACACAGTTGTTAGAGCGTATCCAAGAACATATTCCTTGAATCCGGTAGCTAAACCAGTTGCTCCGGGAACAACTTTTCCTGCGCTGTCTATGGTTAGGGCATCTCCTGCCGTTACAGCGGATGCAGCTGTGAATGGTAAAATTCTTGCTGGGGCACCGCCGTCATTAACTAAAATTTCTGTTGCCATATTTAATTACCTCTTAGTAATTCTTTGTTTAGACGAATTTTTCCGTCTTTGTTCATCTCAACAGCGAATGTTCTTTCTGTCTCTTCAACAGGTGATTCTTTTTCTTGGGTTTTACCCTTTCCAAATTGTCTCTCTGTTTCCTCAGGGACAGGCATTGCTGCGAGTGCGTCGCTGAATCCAGTCAGCCTTGGTTCATCCCAAGCAGTTAATTCCTCGACACGAGCATCCTTGGTTTCTTCTTTGGTTGTACCAAAAAGAACTTCCTTGGATATAATTGCTTCTATAGTTTCTAACTTTTTAGCTTCTGCTTCTTTTGCTGCTCTCTCTTCTTCTGCTACTTTGAATGCTTCTAGCTCTTTCATAGCTGCTTTAAATTCAGATTCGATTTGCTTCTTAGATGCTTCTGCTTCTTCTAGTTGTGAACGTAGAGAAGCGAATTCGCGTTCGACGATATTCTCTGCGTCGGATTTTTTAGAGTCTTCTTCTGTCATAGTTTCTTCCTCTGTTGGTCCGTCTTTACATTCACATGCTTCTTCATGTCCACCACAACCACAGTCGTGGTCGTCATCTTCAGCTTGTGAATCACATTCCTTTTCTTCTCCTATTGTACATTCCTTGCAGACGGGGTCCATTTTTTCGTTGTCAATGAAACTAACTTCCGTGGGACGTAACTGTGTGGCATAGGTGTCACCCATGACGTCAATATCATTGGAAAACCAATCAATACTAACATGAGTCATATCCCCGTCTTTGACTTTGTTCAACACTTCCTGACCATGACCGGTTTTATTATCGACCTTGGCCATCATTTGCACTGCATTCTTACCATTCTCCATCTCAATCAACTGAGGCTCAGTAGCCATGCCGATTAAATCCTCAGGCGTTCTCTGATGGTTTATGTAAATTGGGAGCTCTTTAAAAGCTTCCATATTACTTTTTAAAATGGTTGGTTCTATATAAACCTTTTGTTCTGCACCTTCTTCTTCATAAGTGTGAAGGCCAGATGTAATAGCTATCACGGGGAATGTGACTGAGTCAACTCCCTCCTCGCTATTAAATGTAAGTTGGGAATTTTCTCCCAAGGAAACACCAAATGTTCTACGTTTTGGTTCGGTAGGCTTTCCTTCTTCTCCGAATTGACGTTCTACGCCATTCTCATTAGCCCACATGCTACACATGCCGGCGGCAAGCTCATCAGGGTCATCAAAACCCCGCTTTTTTAGTGTTGCACTAACGGATGTTTTACATTTGTCGTAAGTCATTTTCTATCTCCTGTTGCATTAGCAGAGGGTTTATTACCTCTGTTTTGCTTTCTAACACTTTCTTCTCTTTTATCTGTATCCTTTCCTCCAGATACATTGGCATTCTTACTGCCCGGTCCTCCTTCTAGTGGAGACGCCTTTACATCTTCGGAAGTTTCCATATCTAATTCTACTACTCCTTCAGGGTCAAGGCCACGTTCTTCTCGAACTTCACCGGGTGATAAAACACCTTCAGATAAATATATCATGTCTGTCTTAGCTTTAGTAAATGCATCTTCAATGTTTACTTGGCGGAACTTAAACTTAGCTTCACCACTTTCTAATTGAGGCATTAATTGGGCATTGAGTGCCCCTTCTATTGCAGACTGTAAATAATTAACATATGGTTCAAATATAGGACGTGCCTTGTCTGGGTCACTCCACATAGTCATAGGTACTTTAAGTGCCATATGTATTTTTCTCAATAAATCATCAGTATACTTTCCATATTCAAATGCTCGTTGGGTGCCTCCCAACTCTTTGATAGTTATATCATTACCATGTATTATATCTTCACCCGGACCTAGATTGTTAAATGCATCAACAACTTCATTAATTTTATCTGGTCCATATGGTATGTCTGGTAAACCACAAGATATATCGAATCGAGATATAGCATATTTATTTAATGCTGCTCCTATGTCTCGTTCTGCGTAATCTTTTAAGTCTACTAAATATATAATAGGGTGTATATCTGATAAGCCATAAGCATAATCATCAAAAGGATTATTTTTTAGTTCGATAATTTCTTCAGGTTCAAATCTTACATTCTCTTTATCATCACCAATTTCTTGATAATAATACATTACTTGACCGTGTTCGTTTCTTTTTACAAACATATTCTGACTAGAACGAAGTACTAAATTGTCTCCGGTCCACTCCAGATATCCTGTTCCAAATACTCTGGCGTTCCTAACCCAGCCATATAATATTTGTTCTATGTTTATATCTCTAAACATTTCTTCTACACTTTCTCTGGTATTGTCGTCTTCTGTAACAATATCAAAA